AGCACGATTGGGGTTGTGCTGGTAGGTTTAATGCAGTTATTTAAGAAGGAAGCAAGAGAAAATGCGAGAGTTAATAACGAAGATCACGCAATCGTTCAGCAACAGTTGCGAATGATATTCAAATCGGTTGGCAGAGTAGATGACAAGTTAGAGAAGCACTTAGATCAACACACAGAAGGAACAAAAAGTGGGCAAACTCTTAAAAGAAATCCGTGATACGCCAGCGATTAGAGGCGGATTACCAAAAAAGATTGACATTATTCTCGGACAGTTAGATGAGCAAGATCGTAAAGATTTGTTAGATGCACTTAACGATCACACAATTCAAGCGACAACGATTTACCGTGTTTTAAAAAAGCGTGGTTTCGATATCGGGCGCAAATGTATTAACCGATACAGAGGTTTTTACAATGAGTCTTAAAGACGAGATTGGAAATGTTGATACCGATTTGATTCGGATTCGTAAACAGCGTGATGCCTTAAACAATCAGAACGGCAGATTGACTACGAGACTTGAGGAGTTAGAAAAGACGCTTGCGATTGTTGATCGTGTGAACGGTGTAATTATTGACCCTCCTTCTTGGCTTTCACCGAAGAAACCTAAATCATCTGCTGCAACTCTTGTCGTAATTTTAAGTGATACACATTTTGATGAAGTTGTAAATGCAAATGAAATGGAAGGTTTAAATTGTTACAACCGTGAGATCGCTGTGATGCGGTTAGAAAAGTGGGCCCAGAATGTTGTCAAACTTTCTCGCCACTATTTGTCGGGTGTTACTTATGATGGTGTTGTTGTCATCTTAGGTGGCGACATATTTACCGGAGATATACACGAAGAACTTGCATTGACAAATGAGGACACAATGATTGGTTCGCTTTTGTTTTGGTCCGAACAAGTGGCTGCCGCCATACAACTTTTGACTGACGAGTTTAAAAAATGTTATGTCGTAAGTGTGGTTGGTAATCACGGAAGAACTACACGAAAACCGAGAATGAAACAACGGGTTAAAACAAACTTCGATTACCTGTTAGCAAAAATGGTTGAACGACATTTTAGGGCAGACAAGAGAATTACTTTTGATATTCCTGAATCTGCTGATGCGTTAATAAAGATTTATGAACACGGCCATTTGATAACGCACGGCGATCAAGTTTCTGGTGGTGGCGGTATCGGCGGCATCTATCCACCAATTATGCGGATGCGAGCAAGGAAGCAAGCACGATATTTGGCTACAGGTAAATCGTTTCAAACACTTTGGTTGGGTCATTGGCATCAATATATTTCTACGCCTTCGATGATTGTGAATGGCAGTTTAAAAGGTTTTGATGAATATGCAATGTTGATGGGCTTCGGTCACGAAACACCTCAGCAAGCCTTGGCGATTGTTACGCCTGAAAGAAACATTACTATTCAAGCACCGGTGTTTTGTTTAGATCGCAAGAAGGAAGGCTGGTGAAATATGGCCTCTGTTGTGTATGTAAAGTGGCACGATGCGCACGCTGTCGCACCGTCTTGGGTTGCGCTTGACGATATCCCTGACGAGCCGGCAGTGGTTGAATCTGTTGGCTGGCTAGTTTCGAATTGTATTTCTGAACATATCGTTTTAGCGCAGTCACTTCTTGGTGATGAGGGCGATCATATTATTGCGATTCCGGTTGGTATGGTTCGTGCTATGAGAACTTTGTTCACAGATTTGTTACAGTAAGAAAGTTGTGCGAGGCGTTCTCCTTCTCCGCCTTCGCATACGGGTTGAGCAGACCAGCCTTAAAAGGCTGGTTCTGTTCCCCGTAGAAAATAAGCAAATAAATTTTTAAAAATCTTTTTGACCCTTATTTGATAAAGGTTTGAGCGCACGGTTTAGACGGTTTTGGTTTTTAATGATTTGACAATTTGTTAGACTTGACCTATCGGGCAAAAAACCTGATAGTTCAAGAGGAGGACTTATCAAAAAAAATCACACACAATTTAGATCAACATTTGATTTAAATTGCTTTAACGAAGAAAACAAAATCGTGCGACAAGCACGAGGCTGTTATTCAAAACAGCAATGCCTAGAGGAATGGCAACACATACTAAATTGCCAATCTAAGAATATGGCTTGGGCAAAACGCATAGTCAGATACGAAATTGTCGATGGTAAACCGGCGGCACTTCCAAATGGCAAACCACCATTCGGCTTAAAGATATAATTCAAAGTTCAAGAGGAGGACTAATGAAATCGAAACCAACTTGCATTTGCATAGTTTGTCAAAAACAATTCAAGAACATTACCGATCATATGTTGCACTATATGAAAGAACACGATGACGGATATAAAGAGCAGGCTGATCGAAGGCGCAGAGGCATTCATTGTCGTGGTTGCGCTTTACCACTACCGGTAAACATCTTTCATTGCGATAGTTGTGGTTGGAAACAAACAACAGAGGAGACAAAATGAAATCAGAACATCAAGCAATTAAAAAAATAATTGAGTTAGGTGATTACTACATAATCAAAATAATTAACGGCGAGAAAGATTATGACGGGCAGATCGTTGGCATTAATAATAACAGCCTTGTCATTGAGTATTGGAATGCAGTAAAAGGAAACTTGTGTGAAACCAAAATTAAGTTTTCTGACATAGAAGAAATTTGGGCCTTAGAAGAAATCGTGTGGGGTAAATGATTTACAAACAACCCTGTTACACCCTTAAGTAATAATTTGATCAACATAAACAAATGACCTGAGGAGGTTCAAATGAAAGTAATACCGAAACCGAAACACGGAAGCAAAGAATGGTTACTGACTAGATGGCGAGATGAAGAAGGCAGATGCGTGTTCGGGGCTTCCGATATTCCTGCGCTAATGAACGCATCGCCATATAAAACTAGAGCCGAGTTGTTTGCGGACAAACTTAACGAGCCTGAAGAACAAGCGGAGTCAGCAATCTTTCGTAGAGGCAACTTGTTAGAGAAGCCGTTATTGGAAGCAGCGTCTGAGGAATTAGGGTGCAACTTTTTTACGCCAAACAACATTTATCGTGACCGCCGGTTGTCGGTATCTCTCGATGGTGTTGATAATTCGATAGAACCACAAGTTGTTATCGAAGCGAAAACGACAACACGGTATTCGATTTATGATCAAAACGATTTACCGCAGGAGTGGTTATGGCAAGGATATGCACAACAAGCGGTTTTAGATTGTCCGGTTTATTTTTCTGTTTTAGATCGTGACCTAAAAATAAGTGTTGTTGAACTTCCTTTAAACCGTGCAGCGATAGACAGTCTGCGCTTAGAAACAGAAATCTTTGGTGAGTGGGTAGATAAAAAGACACCACCGATGGATGAAATAAATAATTTTTCTGCAGATGACATCGCCCGTATTTGGAAAGCAACACCAACAATAATTGAACTCGATCTTATTGGTGCACAGTTAGCAAGCGATCTAGAAAAAGCACGGGCAGCCTCAAAGCAGGCTAACGATGCCGAAGCAAGAATCAAAGATTTACTTGCACAGATGATGTTAAGTCACGAGATTGGATTGTTTGAAGGCCACAAAGTTATTTCGTGGCAACAGCAAGCCGGTAAAACTTCGCTCGACACAGTTCGATTGCGTAACGATCATCCATTGTTAGTTAAAGAATATGAGAAGCAAGGTAATCCCTACCGTGTGATGAGAACACACAGAAAGAAGGATAAATAATGATTAACGAATACCGAGTGGAAACTAAGCAACATAAAAACAAACAAAAATACATAACACATTTACGCACAAGTAATGGCACTCAAGCGTGGCTAATTTATCGTGGCTACAACATTGGTGTTGGTTTTAAGAAAAGATTGTTAGTAAATAACGAAGTTATTAGATCATTTGATGGAGGTAAATAATGAGTAACGAAACAGAAGCACTACTGCTTAAAGCGGTATTGGAACAATACGCAACACCTGACCCGAAGATCGTGGGAACAATTCCACGCAACGGAATCAACCTTGCTTATGTAAGTCACGCAGAAATAACACGCATACTGATCGAAATTGACCCGATGTGGAACTGGCAACCTGTCGCTTGGATAGAGGGCAGACCT